GCGACAACGACATCATTGCGGCGGTTGCGCCTGACGCTGTTTCGCTGATGGACAAGGCAATCGCAGAGATCAAAAGACTTCGCGCAGAAAACAGCACCCTCACCGCCGAGCGCGACGAGGCGAACGCCAACGCGAAGTTGTACAGGGACGAGCGTGATGCGGCGCGGGCGGAAGCAACATTCCTCCGACCGAGCGTGTGTCTCGGAGCGCAGACGGCATCCGAATACGCGGAGGCTCGCGGCTGGGACTGCTTCAAGGAGGATGGCCATGGAAGGTGAAATGACCGCTGACATCCGAATCACTTGCGAGGAACACCGGAAGATCAGCAGGACAACACTGATCCTCAGTGCGTGGTCGGAGCACTTCGACACAGTCACGCTGGCAATCGAGGAGCATGATCTTGAGAACAGCGCCATCAAGAACACCAGAGTCGAGGTTCCCCTCAATCAGCTGGTTCAGGCTCTTGAAGCAGTCAGGAAGGTGATGCTTGCATGATCCACGCACATTCGTAGCGGAGCACAATGAACAGGCTTTGTTCGTGACTGGCCACGACAACGCCATCATCGGCGTAGGCCAGAGGTGCGGCCAGCTTGCTCTCGCCGTCTACGACAACGCAATCATCCGTGCCAACCTGATGGCTGAAGGCATGGATGAAACGGATGCCATCGAGTTCTTCGACTTCAACATCTTGGGAGGCTGGCATGGGGAGCACACTCCGATCCTCATGGAGCCGACCGAGACGGTGATGGACACGATCCACAGACTCAAGGCGGAGAACAGGAAACTGCTGCTTCGCATCGCGGAGTTCGAGATCCGTGAGCACTGAAAACGACCGCTATATGCTCTCGTGGAGCGAAGTGGCGGCAATCTACAACTACAGAGAGAACACTGATCTCAAGCCGGATACCGTGAAGCAGATCGGCCTTGTCGCCCTTCGCAAGCTCAAGGAACGGTTTGAGGACAATGGCGAAAGCCTAGAGGACTTGGTAGACACATGAATATCTTCTTCGACATCGAGACGAACATGATCGAGGACTGGAGGGAACTCTCCGACCTCAAGACTCTTCACTGCATCGTGGTGAGCATCGACGGGAAAAACCCAATCGAGGTCTCTCCCGAAGAGTTCAAGAATCTCGCGAACAACGCAGATCGGCTGATCGGCCACAACATCATGTCGTTCGATCTTCCGGCCCTTCGCAAGCTGATCAATTTCATCCGAAACAAGCCGTTCCACGACACGCTGATCTTGTCGCGGCTCAAGCATCCTGATCTCCGCAATGACGATTTTGGGGCTTTGAACAGCGGATTCCCGAAGGATCTCGTGGGCTCCCACAGCCTCAAGGCGTGGGGACACAGGCTCGGCATCCACAAGGGAGACGCTCCCGACTTCGTTGAGTACAGCGAAGAAATGCTTGAGTATTGCAAGCAGGATGTCCGGGTCACGGTGCAGTTGTACAAGCACCTTGAGGTTGACAAGCTCGATCCTGAGGCAGTCTCAGTCGAGCACCAGTTCGCCCAGATCATCAGGGATCAGGAGAGGGCTGGCTTCAGGTTCGATATCCCCGCTGCCGAGAAACTCCATGCGTCTCTGCTCAAGGAGAAGCTGGAGATCGAATCGCAGATGCGTCAGATCTTCCCAGACAAGGTGATTACGCGCGTCAGCGAGAAGACTGGAAAGCCCCTGAAGCCCAAGGTGGAGGAGTTCAATCCCGGCAGCCGCCAGCAGATCGCGGATCGGCTCATCGAGAAGTACGGATGGATCCCGCAGGAGATGACTCCTGACGGTCGCCCACGGGTCGATGAGGCCGTGCTGGAGTCGCTGGATTACCCCGAGGCGAAGTTTCTCGTGAAGTACCTGACCTGCGTGAAGCGCCTTGGCCAGCTGGCTGACGGAGACAACGCATGGCTCAAGCTCTGCATCAACGGAAAGATCCATGGACGAGTCAACACCAACGGAGCTGTTACTGGCCGTTGCACCCATAGTTCTCCCAACATGGCGCAGATCCCGACTGATCCGGCATATCGCTCCCTGTTCATCCCTCTCGACGGCATGGTTCTGGTGGGTGCTGACGCTAGTGGGCTTGAGCTGCGCTGCCTCGCTCATTTTCTCGGGCGATACGACGCTGGAGCCTACGCCAAGAAGGTCATCTCCTGCGACATCCACTGGGAGAATGCCAAGGCATTCGGCCTTGCTCCGCATCAAGAGCAGGACAAGTCCAACCCATCCCACAAGACTGCCCGCAACCAAGCCAAGGGCGGAATCTACGCGCTGATCTACGGAGCTGCCGACGCCAAGCTCGGACTTGTCCTTGGTGGAGACCCGAAGAAGGGCAAGAAAAGCCGTGCAAACTTCCTTACAGCCGTCCCGGCGTTCCAGAAGCTCAAGGACGATGTCGAGTCAGCCGTGGCCCGCAATGGCAAGCTGAAGGGCATCGATGGACGCGATCTCCCCATCCGCTCTCCACACGCGGCGCTGAACACGCTGTTGCAGAGTGCGGGAGCCGTCGTGATGAAGAAGGCTTGCATCATTGCCCATGCGGAGTACGCGGTTCGTGGGATTCCCGTCATGCAAGTCGCCTCCGTTCACGACGAGTACCAGCTGATGACCTTCCCGAAGTTTGCGGACGAGGTGGGTACAATCATGGTCGAGTCCATCCAGAAGGCTGGCGCTCACTACAAGTTCAGGTGTCCGCTCGATGGCGAATACCGTGTCGGAAAGAACTGGGCGGAGACCCACTAATGAGCGACGATCAACCGCTGGCATTTACATCGACCGAGGATCTGCTGAAGGAGCTGAAGGTCCGCTACGACCAGATGCTCTTCATCGGATACAAGAACAGCACGAGCAAGCGAACCGATTACCACTGCGCTACCAATGCGGAGCTGCACGAAGTCATGGGCCTCGCCAACATGGCCATGAAGATGGCGGAGGCGGCCACAGATGACTGAAAGACTCCCCGATTCATTCGACAGGATCCACATCGATGGGGACATCCTCATCTACGGGATCTGCTCCGCTTGCGAATACTGCGCACGATTCGAGGACGATCTCGATGTGGTCTTCTGCAACCTGAACGAGGCGATGGGAATGGCCGAGGCGATCATGGCAAAGTACAAGGCCATGGCGAAGGGAAGCCTCACCATCCATTTCACCGGCTCGGGAAACTTCCGCAAGGACCTTTATCCGGCGTACAAGGCTCATCGGAAGAAGGTGCGAAAGCCCGCTGGATTCAAAGCCCTGAAGGAGATGCTTGACGAGAAGTACCACTGCATGGTCGAGGACGGCATCGAGGCTGACGATCTCATCGGCCTGTGCCACACCAGAGACAACCACCGTGGCCTCACTTCCCTCATCATCTCCACCGACAAGGACTTCAAGACAATCCCGGGGTGGATCTACAACCCGGATCACGACGCATTTACCTTCGTGAATTCCGAGGAAGCCGACAGGAACTGGCTGTTGCAGACCCTGACCGGAGACAAGGCCGATGGATATCCCGGACTTGAAGGCGTCGGCCCCGTGACTGCTGCAAAGATCCTGAAGCATGGAACTTGGCAGGAGGTTGAAGATGCGTTTGTCGCCAACGGATTTACCGCAGAGTTCGCGGTGAATCAGGCAAGGATGGCCCGGATTCTCCGGATGGACGAGTACGACTGGGACAGCAGAAAGGTACGACTATGGCAACCCGCGAAGAACTGATGGAACTTCACCAGAAGCTGTGCGATCAGGCCCGTGAGCTTTCCCGAAAGAAGAACCATGACTACAGCGGCGGTAAGGATGCGACTCACGCCTTCCTCAACTTCACCAAGTGCGAGGAACTGGGACTATGCAAGACCGAGACTGGTGTACTTGTCCGTCTCAGCGACAAGATCTCCCGCCTCAACACCCTTGCTGATTCCAGCCTCAAATACGAAGTATCCGATGAGAAGGTTCTCGACACCGTCCTCGATGTCATCAACTACATCGTGATTTTCTACGCAATCCACTCCGAGCGTAAGGAGAAGGAAGCCTCAGGAGGATTCTTCCTTGAATGAATCTAAGGACGGCGAATTTCCGTCTGTTCCATTCAGTCTCTTGGAGAGGCTTGAACGGATGCTCCCCGAAAAGTGTCCCGATCTCGACATGAGCGAGCGGGACATCTTTTATTACGCGGGCAAACGGGCTGTTGTCCGAATGCTTCGCGAGGTCTTCAACGAACAGAATGAGGTGTCCTGATGTGCTTTGGTGGAGGTAGCCGTGGTCCGCAGTACCAGTCAACTGCAACTCCAGTCACCCTTCCTCCTGCTCCGCAGATTGCTCCCCAGATCAACCAGATGATCCAGAGCACTCCTGCTCGGGCACGGATGATCGATCAGGTTGGCTACAAGAAGAAGGGCAAGCGAGCCCTGACCATTCCTCAGACTGGCACGAATGTGCCGGGGATGTGATCCATGCACACCGCAAAGTCGGCCTACAGCGAGATGGAGAATGGCCGCTACTCCTATTTGCAGCGGGCGCGTGACTGCTCAAGGCTGACCCTGCCCCACCTGATGACCGACGATGGCGATCAATCCGCCCAGCGGCTGCCGACGCCATACCAGTCTGTCGGAGCTCGTGGAGTCAACAACCTAGCCAGTGCCCTGCTTCTGTCCCTGCTTCCACCGAATGCCCCGTTCTTCCGCTTTGTGCTCGACGCCAAGGCGCAGAACAGGCTCATGGCCCTTTCTCCAAACGCAAAGGCCGAGGTGGATACCAGCCTGTCCGAGCTTGAGCGCAGGGTTCAGAAGGAAATCGAGTCACAGGGAATCCGCAGCAGCCTGTTTGAGGCCATCAAGCAGCTGATCGTCTGTGGATCCGTTGTCCTCTACTTTCCCGACGATGGTCCAATGCGCGTGATCAAGCTGGATCGATTCGTGGTCAAGCGCGATCCAATGGGCAATGCGAAGAAGATCATCATCAAGGAGACCGTGGCTCCGGCCATGCTCCCAGAGGAAATCCAGCCTTTCGTCAAGTCCTGTATGTGCAACCACGACAACACGGTGGACATCTACACCTGTTGCCATCGGATGCGGGACCGGGTCGAGGTGTATCAGGAGGTCGAGGGAGAGATTGTTCCAGACTCCTATGGAACCTACCCGATCGAGCAGAGCCCATTCCTAGCCCTGCGGATGAACCGGGTGGACGGAGAAGACTATGGACGCTCCTATGTCGAGCAGTATCTTGGAGACCTGATCTCCCTCGAAAGCCTGTCCAAGAGCATCGTGGAGGCCGCAGCAGCCTCAGCCAAGCTTCTGTTCCTCGTGAATCCGACCGGAACCACGAGGGCTAAGACGCTGGCTCAGGCTCCCAATGGGGCCATCCGGGAGGGCAATGCTGCGGATGTCACGGTGCTTCAGGCGAACAAGGGGGCCGATCTTCAGGTCGCCCTGTCCACGGCTCAGGGAATCTCCGAAAGACTGAGCTATGCATTCCTGCTGACCGAGGCGACCATTCGCAACGCCGAGCGCGTCACGGCGGAAGAAGTCCGACTGGTCACCCAGAGCATCGAGCGTCAGCTTGGAGGCATCTACTCCATCCTCTCGCAGGAGTTTCAACTTCCTCTGGTTGGGCGGGTCATTGATCGACTCACCAAGACCAAGCGGATGCCGAAGCTCCCCAAGGATTTCGTCACTCCGACCATCGTCACCGGAATCGATGCTCTTGGTCGTGGAAACGATCTCAACAGGCTGGATATCTACCTACAGGGAATCGGTCAGATCCTTGGTCCGCAGATGATTCAGCAGTACATCGATGTTCGTGAATATCTCAACAGGCGGGCAGCTTCCCTTGGAATCGACACCGCCGGTCTGGTAAAGTCCGAGGAGCAGCTCCAGATGGAGCAGCAACAGGCCATGCAGATGCAGCTTCTTGCACAGCATGGAAATCAGGCAATGGCTGAGGGCGGCAAGGTCCTTCAGGCCAACATGAAGAACGCACAATGAGCAACCACCAGTCAATCACCATCACAAAGGAAGCTCCCCCCGACACTGCCATGGAACAGGCAATTCGGGAGGAGACGGAAGCACAGACGAACCCCGCACCCGAGGATCGTCCTGAATGGCTTCCGGAGAAGTTCAAGTCCCCCGAGGATCTTGCCAAGGCATACTCCGAGCTGGAGAGGCGTTTCTCAACCCCTGCGGAAAAGCCAAAGAGCATTCCACAGGCTGACGCCGGTACTCGGGGGACATTGGACTTCGACTCCTTCTCCAAGGAATACGCCGAAAACGGCAGCCTCAGCGAAGAGAGCATTACGAAGCTCGCATCCAACGGGATCCCCGAGAATGTGGTTCGCAACTACCTTGATGGACTCAACGCCATCACCGAGAAGCAGACCCAGCAGATCTACTCGATTGCCGGAGGAGAGGAGAAGTACAACTCCATGCTGGAATGGGCTTCTGAATCGCTGGACGAGCAGGAGATCGAGGCTTTCAACGCCATCATGGAGCAGGGAAACCCTGCCTCGATGCAGATGGCCGTTCGCGGGCTTCAGGCTCGCTTCTCGCAGAGCAACGGGTCTCCGTCCAAGCTCGTCCAAGGCGACACCATTGGTCCTTCCGGCGGGACATTCCGAAGCGTTGCCGAGCTGACTTCGGCAATGAAGGATCCTCGATATCACAAGGATCCGGCATATCGGCGTGACATCGAGAATCGCCTGAAGAACAGCAATATCCTGAATGTCAATTCCCGCTAAGGAGCACACATGAACTCTTGGAAGACCACCGTCACCGGCGTTGCCGCAATTCTCACTGCAATCGGATCCGCGCTCACCGCCGTCTTTGACAACGATCCGAACACGACCATCGACATTGCGGTCACCGCCAGCGCGGTCATGGCTGGAATCGGCCTGATCTTTGCTCGCGACAACAATGTGACCAGCGAAAGCGCGGGGGCTAAGTGAATGGGTTGGTCAAGGCCCTCATCATCGGTGTCCTTGAGTCGCTTGTACGGGCTTATCAATTCACCCGCACTGCGGTATCCGCTGATCGCAATCCTTCTCTTCTTCGTCGTGCTGGTTCTCGGATCCGCCAGTGGGTGCAGCAGAGCCGTGTTCATTCCCGAAGCAAGCCCGATCAGGGTGGGACCGAACTGCAAGACCAAGGTGTATCTGCTGATCAACGGAGAGTGGACCCTCAGTGACAACACCGTTGTCATTCCAGAGGGCTGGTACTGCGTTCCTCCTCGATTTGTTGATGAAGACGAGTCTAAGGAAGTTTCATCTTCTTGACGGATGGAACGGGTGGCGAGTTGCGGCCCCATGCGTGGGATAACCTCAAGAGTAGCGCCTACAGGTCAAGACTTGTACACGCAACTCTTTCTAGGAAACATCAATGCCCATTCAGACCACTCCGTCTCGTATTGGTCAGGTCAATCTGGCCAACGACGCTGACGCACTCTTTCTCAAGGTTTTCAGCGGCGAGATCATCTCGGTCTTCGAGGAAGCCAACCTCATGCTTCCCCTGACCAAGGTTCGCACCATCAGCAGCGGCAAGTCGGCTACCTTTGCCGTCACCGGCGTTGCTACGGCTGCCTACCACACTCCGGGTGAGTCCGTGCTCTCCACGGGTGCAAGCACTGGCTACCTTGGCGCTTCTGCTTCAACCTTCGCAACTGGTACGGCTACCGATACCGGCTCGGCCAAGTACCTGTCGAGGCTCCGCCACAACGAGAAGATCATCTACATCGATGACATTCTCCTCAGCTCGTGCTTCGTTGCCGACATTGACGATATGAAGAATCACTACGATGTCCGTTCGACTTACTCGAAGGAGATCGGTCGTGCTCTCGCCTATGCGGCGGACAAGAACCTGATCCGTACCGTCATCGCCGGTGCTCGCATCGCCACTGATCGCTTTGGAACCGCCGCAGCGACCAGCAAGCAGTTCCTTGGTGAGCAGATCGACATGACCTCCGGTACTCTTACTGCCGAAGAGGTCGTGATTGGGCTCTTTACGGCAGCTCAGAAGATGGACGAGAAGAATGTTCCGTCTGACGGGCGCGTTGCCGTCCTTGATCCCGCAACCTACTACCTCCTTGTCCGTGGCGATTCCTCGAAGATCGGCGTTGCGATCAACAAGGACTACGGCGGCGCGGGCTCGCTTGCCAGCGGAACCGTGGTCGAAGTGGCTGGAATTAGGGTCCTCAAGTCGAACCACATCCCCACTGCCAACGAATCCAGCAATCAGTCTACGCTCCACGGAGCGTCTGGCATCAAGAATGATGTCAACGGTACTACCGATGCTGGTTACTCCGGTCTGGACTACCGCTTCACCAAGGGCATCGTCTTCCATTCCGACGCTGTCGGCACGGTCAAGCTGATGGACCTTTCGGTCGAGAGCGAGTACATTATGGATCGCCTTGGAACCCTGATGCTTGCGAAGTACGCGATGGGCCACAATGTCCTTCGCGAGGAGTGCTGCATCGAGCTCATCACGCAGTGATCTGACCAGCCGAAAGGCTGACACCACAACCCAAAGGGGGTGGGTTCCTCTGGAGCCCACCTCCTATTTATTGAGGTTCATCCATGCTTTCAACCACCACGAAGCTTCAGGCAGTCAACACCATGCTCTCGGCAATCGGAGAGCCTCCAGTCAATACGCTGAGTTCCCAGCGGGCAGACAGCAACATTGCCGAGCAGATCCTCGATGAGGTTTCCCGTGATGTTCAGGGATATGGATGGCACTTCAACACCGAGCACAATGTCACTCTTTCTCCAGACACGAACGGGAACATCTATGTCTCGGAGAACACCGTTCGCGTCGATGTCGATCCATACAGGTACACCGAGCTGGACATCGTGCTGCGTGGGAACAGGCTCTATGACCGCGTGAGCAACAGCTATGCCTTCTCGGGCTCTGTCGCGGTCGAGCGGGTCATCCTGCTTGAGTTCAACGAGATGCCGGATGCAGCCCGCAACTACATCACCATTCGGGCAGCAAGGATCTTCTGCGACAGGATGCTGGGATCGGAGAAGCACCATGTCTTCAACAATCAGGATGAAATGATGTCGCTGGTTCGCCTCCGGTCATACGAGAACGACACCGCCGACCACAACATCTTCGATGAGTACAGCACCCTGAGCGCGATCAACCGCAACGCATCCTACAGGACCTACTGATGCCTCTTCTGACGCAGTCGATCCCAAACCTCATCGGAGGAGTCAGTCAACAGGCTCCATCGATCCGAAGTCCAAACCAGTGCGAAGACATGGTGAATGCGTTTCCAAGCCCCGTGGAGGGCCTGATCAAGAGGCATCCGACCTCCAAGGTCACCGAGATCAGGAACGCATCGAACACCATCTACACGACGGTTACCGAGGTTTCTTTCAAGCCGCACTTGATCCTCCGGGATACCACCGAGCAGTATTTCGTGTTCATCAGGCCATCTGCAACTGAAGCAGACAACCTCATTGAAGTCTATAAGCTGGACGGGACCAAGCAGACGGTGCATTATGGGACTGGGGCGAAGGCATATCTTGTCAACACTGACCGGAGCAAGATCAAGCTGTTGACGGTGGCCGATGTCACATTCGTCGTGAACTCCAACACCACGATGAAACCGGCCCTTGCAGCGGACACGAGCACCGCCATCAACTACCTGAGGAACGCTCTGGTCTACATCAAGCAGAGCAATCAAGATCGGAACTTTTCGATCACCGTCACCAATTCAGACGGAACGGGATCGATCACGGTCAACCATAAGACGGCCAATACCAATATCGGAACCGACCATGTTGCGGAACAGCTGGCTTCTGCCCTCAGTGGTCAGGGTTCTCCGGCATACACCGCCACATCAAAGGATGGCGTGGTTCAGATCACCAGAAGCGCCGATTTCAAGATCACCATCGAGGACGATCTTGGAGGTCAGGGAGCCATTCTCATCCGCGACACCGTGCAGAGGTTCGAGGATCTTCCCAGCACTGCTCCCGATGCCTATGTTGTGCGCATTCTCGGTGCTCCTGAAAGCGAGATCGATGACTACTATGTCAAGTTCTCCACGGAGAACGACCAGACATTTGCCCGTGGCATCTGGATCGAGTCCATCGCTCCAAGCGCCAAGTACAAGTACGACTATGCGACGATGCCGCATATTCTGATCAGGCAGTCTGATGGGTCGTTCCTGTTCAAGAAGGCCGATGGAACCACGCCATCCTCACCCACTTCCCCTGCTGGATCCGACTACAGCGGATACAAGTGGAGCGACAGGCTGGTTGGAGATGGCCTGACCAACGGTGCTCCGTCGTTTGTCGGAGTGCCGATCAACAACATCGTGCTGTTCAAGAACCGTCTTGGGTTCCTGAGCGACGAGAACATCATCCTCAGCGAGGTGTCGGAGTTCTTCAACTTCTGGCGAACCACCGTCATTGATGTTCCTGACTCTGATCCCATCGATGTCGCCTCGTCCAGCCCCAAGGTAGGAAAGCTCAAGTCCGGAACGGTCTTCAACACCGAGCTCATCCTGTTCACCGACAGCAGCCAGCTAGTCCTGCGTGGTGGAGAGATCCTCAGCCCCAAGTCGGTGGCTCTGCTGCCTGTCGGTGACTACGAGAACTACTCGGACATCCAGCCAATCTCTTCTGGACTGTCGATCTACTTTGCATACAACAGGGGAAACGGATACACCGGAGTTCGAGAACTCATCCCCCAGCAGAACATCGACGGTTCATACATTGTCAATACGGTTTCAGAAGTCGTTCCGAACTACATCGCAAGCAAGCCAGCTCATATTGCCGCCACTGCACAAGAGGACATGGCGTTGATCGTCTCCAACGGAGTCCTGTACCTCTACAAGTACCTGAAGTCCAGCGAAGGCGTTGCCCAGTCTGCGTGGTTCAAATACGAGTTTCCAGACGCGGCCACTGGAGGAATCGCCAAGGTGGTATGGGCTGAGTTCGTGGACATGAACCTGTATGTCCTCCTGCTTCGCGGGAACTCTTCGATTCCGGTCCTAGAGAAGATCAAGCTTGGATCTGAACTCACTGATTCCGCGATCCTGAAGGATTCAAATTGGGTGACGCATCTGGATCAACGGGTTTACATGGATGTCAATATCGGATCGTACAACTCAACGACCGGACTGACTACATGGGGTCTTCCCAAGCCGTATTCATATGTGGCCGGGAAGAGCGCGGTGTACACCACCAACGGCTCGTCTGTAACGGTCATCTCCGGAACCTCCTACAACTCCTCATCCGATGCGGCTGGAACCATCTCTGTTCGCGGAGACTACAGCGGCATTCAAGTCTGGATCGGAATGAAGTATGAGATGAAGTACCAGTTCTCCCAGTTCTGGCTTCTTGGACGATCCGGTATGCGTGGGCTGAGTCAGGGAGAGTCCGCACTACAGAGCGGTCGCTACCAGCTCCGAAACATCTCGCTGCTGTACGAAGACACTTCCTTCTTCAAGGTGAAGGTGCAGAACAACGGCGAGACCTCCTATGAATACGACTACAGCGGAACGATCACCGGCTCCTCTGTACTCAACCAGATCTACCTGAACCGAGGTTCATTCAGGGTTCCAATCTACGGGCGAAACACCGGGGTCATCGTTACAATCGTGAATGAAACGGCCCTACCCTGCAAACTTCTGAGTGCGGAAGTCGAGGGAGACTATGTGGACCGTGCTCAGAGGTATTCGTGATTGAGATCCGGCCAGCAAGGAGACAAGACGCCTTCATACTTGGCCCACATCTGCGAAAGGCGGATGTCGATGAGGTCTGGGCGTCTAGCGGTCTTCTTCCAATAGAGGCATTGCTTGCTGGAATGGATGCCTCCATCGAATGCTACACGATGACTGCTGGAGATTCGATTCTCTGCGTATTCGGCATCGGTCGAGACCAGAATTCATCCATTGGACGGATATGGATGTTGGGAAGTGACCATATCCATAGCCATAAGTTTGAATTTCTAAGGATCTCCAAGGAATGGGTGGACAGATTTCAGTCTAACTACCCGATCCTCTACAACTTCATCGACGCTCGGAACACCGTGCATATCCGATGGCTTCATTGGCTAGGCTTCACCTTTATCTCCGAACATCCAGACTTCGGGTTCGAGAAGAAACTCTTCTACCAGTTCATCAGGATCCAAAACAATGTGTGACCCAGTAAGCGCAACAGTCGGCGTCCTTGTTGGGGCCGGAAACATGGTGGCGCAAGGACAAGCCGCCTCGTCGGCTGCGCGGGCCCAGAATCGCTATAGGGGCGAGATGGGCAAGGCTCAGGATGAAGCCTACTGGAAGACCGTGGAAGGCGTCAGGAAGGATGTAGGGCTTCAGACAGACGCGCTGTTTGCCCAGAGGAACCAGCAGATCGACGCCGTCAAGCAGGAGCTCCAGAACATCACGCGGGACTCTCGTCAGGCTTCCTCCAGCTACGCAGCAGTGACCGCTGAAACGGGAATCGAGGGACGAACCGTCGATCTTGTTCACCAGCAGTTCGAGCGGGATGTCCTTGAGTTTGAGTCTGCCGCGATCAGGAACATCAGCAACATGACTGCCCAGACAAACCGGGAAGCTCAGGCCATCTACAGCCGTGGTCAGAGCATCATCAACAGCGGATATCCTTCACCACTTCCTCCTCCGGCAAGCGTGAGCATGGGCCCGATCCTGATGAATGGAATTGCGTCTGGACTTCAAGTCGGAATGATGATGAACTCAGCTTTCGGAAGCCCGAATCCCGGATCGCTTGGGCGTGGATCTGTTTCGTCTAGCGTTGGTGGGATTCAAGGCGGAACAGTCCAAGGCGGCAGCTGGATCCGTGGTATGCCTCGATTCTGAAAGGAACAAACATGGCAAAGCAGCGTCCTTCTCTCGGAGTCTCGGCCAGCCCGGTCAGCACCTTTGTAACTCCAATTGATCCGCAGAAGATGGTTACCCCGGTGGACGAATCCGCCGTTCGGAACGCCTACGACTTTGCGGAAGCCTTTAGCAATCTGTCGGAGACGGCAGCCAAGTTTGCCACGACCATCAAGACCCAGCAGAACAAGGAAGAGTTCCTTGCTGGAATGGACATGGTCAATGCCAACAGAAAGACCTATGCGGATCTTGTCGGCAGCGGACAGATCAAGCCTTCTGAGAATCCGTGGCTGGCGGTAGGAGCTCAGGAGGCGTCTGGTGTTCTGGAGGCGGCTAAGGCAAGGGAGCAGTTCAAGGCGGAATATGACCGGGCTGTCGCGAACAATCCGGAACTCTTGAAGGATCATCAGTTTTTCGATGCGCTGGCTTCTTCCTTTGCCACCCAGAAGAATGCTGAATTCGGCACATCTCAGTACCTCAGCCGATCCTTCTACAAGGAATTCAATCCGTTCATCATCGAGCAGAGTGCTGCGCATTCCGATGCTGTAGGAAAATACGCGCAGAAGAAAATCATCGATTCTTTGAAGATAAAGGTCGATGAAGTCGTGAATGCCGCCGCTGCAATTCCGTCATTTGGATTGCGTCCTGACGGAACTCCCAAGGATGTCGGGTATTACGGGGTTCTTCAAGACCTGAGTGGAAATGCCGTTACTGAGAAAGCCATTGGAGTAGAGATCGACGGAGCCGAAGTCCAGATTCCACTCTTGGTTCCGGGATTGTCTCCTGAAGCCAAAGAGGCGATCCTCTTTTCTGGCGATGATGCTGATCCCAAAGAATTGGTTGACAGCCTCGATCCCAGAGATCAAAAGCTGATTTTCGATCATGCAATGAAGAGGATGAAGGAGGGCCGCAGTCCGTTCTTCAGCTCGCTCGATGATCGGATTGTTCCGGATCTTCAGTCCTACCTTGACGAGACTGGGCAAAACATGGGCTTGCCTCGCATCGCAAACCTTGCAGTTGCGTCTCACCTGATCGACATCATGGCGAAGAGCGGATCAACATACGAAGCTGAAGCCGTTCTTTCCAGACTTTCGGCTGGAACTGGAAAGCTCATGGATGTGTCGGAAGTAAAGACAATGCTTCTTGATGCAAATGCCGATATCCAGAAGACTAGATTCGACCTTGGAGTTTCCGGAGAGAAGAACGCAGTATCCGTATGGATACAGAAAGCGGCGGATACCGCCTATGCAGACGCTCTCAAGGGAAAAGACAACGAAAACTATGGCGCATTCGTGGATGAATGGCGCACTGATATCAGGAACAGTTTCAAGTACCTGAGCGTCGAGGAAAGCGCGAAGATGTTCGATCAGTTCAATGAGCGTTGGAACAACGCCACAAGAGAGGGTCGAGAAGGAGCTGAACGGGCCGACATTGAAGCGGTGAAGTACAAGGTAAACGCGAAAATCGATGAGGCCATTTCTGGGGGAGGTGGGGATATTCTGGACTGGGGTTCCATCAAGAATGCAATGGAATCCTCGATTGAAGTCCGGGGCATCATCGATGAGCCGAAGAAGAACTCGGTTCGACGCGAGGCGTCGTTCATCGTTACTCAGAAACTGGACAACCTCGTCGGATCTCTGCTGGATAAGTACAACATCGATGACATGGTTCCAAATCCCCGAGACACCGGCGATGTCCGAAAGAGGAAGTCCGAGGCTCGCCTCATCTACAAGATGAACGAGCTTCAGGCAGCCATTCATTTTGATCTTGAGGATCGGCTTGAGTCTCTGCGAAGAGTGGCCTTGAACGGAATCTCCGTCGATGTTGAGCAAGGTCTGCGACCGGAGCTTGCCGACCTAGTGATCATGTACAAGAACTCGACTGGAGGCCGGTCTCCCCTCGATGTCCTTCTCCCAAAGATGGGATCTCGTGGAGAGCGAACCCTCAAGTTCCTGCAACTTGCATCGATCAAGTGGCAAGCGGGCGTCATGGATCTTCCCGATGCCGTTCGAGATGCCGCTCAGGCCCTGAACATGGACTCCGAGGCTGATGTTCTTTCATTGACCGATATCCGGGAAAACGGGGCTGATATGCAAGCGTTCCGGTTGAAGGTCGATGAGGCCATTACGGCGATGAGCACCAAGGGCTGGCGCGGTTGGGTCCCATTCTTTGACACAAGCGTTCCGCTGAACCCAGATGCACGGAAAAGCGCAGCATCAATGTTCTCCCGTAAGTTTGTTGAGGAGATGGCAAGCTCCAGCGGAGCGATCAGGACTTCCCTCAGCAACGCAAAGGATTATGTGGTCAAGAACAGCATGATCGTCAATGGAGGAGTCCTCCCACGAGATGTATTCGAGGCCCATGGAGTCGGTGAGTCATACATTGCATCGTTCATCGGCGTCGAGCTTGGCGAAGACCTGATGAACAAAGATGCCGCTCTTGTATGGGTCGACAACAGCCCAAATGGCGAGCCTGTGTTTGCCTTTAGGACGGCAGAAGGAAAAGCCTTGAAGGACAGGTATTACACCATTTCCGACATCGTTGGTACGGATACCCGGCGCAAGGTCGTGTCGTTCATGGCAGAGCAGATGAAGAAGGAATCGATTCGCAAGACCGAGATCGAGAAGATGCGCGAAAAGACTCCGTCGATTCGGCCCAAGTTCTAACCAGAGGTTTTACCAGCATGGATCAGACAAACTCAAACAGGTCGTTCTTCGATACGAATCTGCTGAAAACGCAGAGCGTTCAGGACCTCATGTCTCCAGCTGAACGGTACAGCTACGAGCAGGACCTGTTGATGAATCCTCCGGTTGAGAGCAATATCAAGGCTCTCAGCGACACCCTTGGTCCCTATTTCACCGGAGTAGTCTCTTCGTGGACCGGTAAGGCCGTCTTTGCCCTTGAACGGGCATACAACTCTCTTACTACGGACGATGAAGCCTACCTGAAGCCGCTGAATTACAACTCAAAGCCGACAAAGAGCTTTGATCCGCTTGCTGCTGCCCCAGATACCCGTGGACTGGAGGCTTTTGCTCCACACATGGAGGATGGGCTCAACAATCTTGAGGGAATCACCGATGATCTCATGTCTGTCGGATCAGAACACTGGTCTTGGCTGATGACTTCAAGGAACTACGGAGAGTTTCAGGATCGGCTTGATCAGGTCCGAATCGCGTCTCCTAATTTTGCAGCTCGTGGAAGCACGGCTGGTCAGATCACTGGGTTTGCGAGCGATACCGCAGCAATCATCAGCATGAGCATGGCTATCGAGCCTCTTGCATTTCTTGCAGAATCTCGCGCAATGTCGATGGCTGGTGGAAGGATTGCCCTCAGGTCTCAGGCCGAGCGTTGGGGAAACCTCAGGCGCATTTCCGAGGATGCGGCAGAGGCGGCGGAGACCATGGGGCGTCTTGCCGGAATGCGCAAGTATGCCGCTCTGGGCGTTGCCGAAGAAATTGCCATCAAGGCGGCTCGAAATGCCGTGGATCCTACTTACGATCCTGACGCTGCATCGTTGGTGTTTGACGCCACTCTTGCGGCCAGCTTGGGCGGAGCAATCGGATCATTTGCCGCCCGTGGTTTCTACAGCGATGCGGTGGAAAGATACGCAAACAGATATATCCACCAGATTCGGGCTGGAAACCGGATCATCAACTACCGAAGTCCTCTTGCCTTTGTAAGCAACACTGCGGCAGACAACAGGCTTCTTGGTCAAGCCGTTGCTCCAGTGGGCGAGACCATCGACAACATTGCCGATGATGCGTATGAGGCGTTCTCCCGAACTGGACGAGAGAATGTCCCGGGAACGGAAAGCGTCTCTCTTCCGATCCTTGAAGAGGCGAATCAGGCAAACCGAGCAGAAGAGGTTGGGGCCGCTCTGCTGGCTGGAAATACCCGTCCCGCCAACTTTGGCCCCGCGATGTTCACTCCCGCCAACGGAAATCTGCTGGAGCAGATTCTGAATGGCGGACGCACGGCTGGATGGCGTGGTGTTCGTGCCGCCATGACCGGAATGGGAAGGTCGTTGGGAGAACTGGCTAGGAGCCTTCGACGCGGCGCAGGGCTTCCAGAGGCCCTGAAACCGTCCGGAGTCTTCCTGACGAATCGTAGGGGCACTAGGGAGCTTGCTGCTGGTCTTGGCGATGATGTCCAGATCGACCGGATGCTTTATCCCGGAGGTCAGGGTCGCGGAACCGGAATCGAAATTGAGTTTGCTTCGGACAATCTCAGGGGCGATTTTGTCCAATCGGAGAATCTGTTTGCAGCATCTCAGCAAGGCGATGTCGCATTTCAGTATCGGGGACAGTGGCGCCAGCTTCAGGAATCCGTCAGGTCGGTGCGCATTGCAGCCGATGCCGATCCCACCGAGGTTTCGCGTGTCCGGGAGATGCTCCAAACCCGTGGCTGGTCGCGCCGAACTCTGGCCAACGGAGACACGCTGTATGTCCCGCCGCGACGAGCTGGATTTGCTCCGGCGGTTCGGGCCAACGAAAATGCTGTCAACGGAATCCGTTCTGCCGTGCTGACGATTGCGGCAGAGATTTCTAGGCGGGGTGGCACGGTAGATCAGGACACGACAAGGGCGATTGCACGAGCTCTGTTTGCCGCTCATGCTGAAGGGCTTCGAGGCGCTGCTCTTGAATCCCGGGTTTACCAAGTTCTTTCCCGCTTTGTGGGCGAGGATGTGGCGGCCAGAATCGCAGAGGCTAGGCGAGCCGGAAACCATGTTCCCATCGGGAACCTAGATCAGTCATTTGACGATCTTGTCCTGCGGAACCAGACCATCGACGGACTGTGGTCCGAGTTCGATACCGGATTGGATGAGCTCGGAGAAGCTCGACCGGGTACTGGAACATCGGCTGTGTACGGACTTGACGCTCCCGGAGGAACTTCCCTCATTCTTCAAGTGGCGAATGAGATCAGGCAGCGAGGCACGGAAGTTACCCGGGAGATGTTTGAGGAGATTGTCGAGGATCTTCGAGCCATCATGCAGGATCCCCCGATGAGAGTCAATTCCCGTGGACAGCGGGTTCTTGATTCTCGCGCAAGGCTTGCTCAGGTTGCGGATGTCATCAATTCGCGCGTGGCTGATCAGGGTCGAAGAATCGCCATGCCGCGAGCTCTTGGAACCACGGTGCGAAACTCGGGCCAGCGTCTTCAGGCCATGAGGGCGGCTGCTGTCGCCCGCGAACAGGCCCGTGTAAATGCCGGAGCTCCTCCTGTTCCCGGAACACGAGTAACAACCGCTACTGCGGCCACGCCTCCTGCTGGCGGTGGTAGGGCTGGTGGTGCTGGTGGAGGCGGTGGTGGTGCTGGTGGAGGCGGTGGTGGTGCTGGTGGAGGCGGTGGTGGTTCTGCCCCGCCGAATCAACCTCCCGGGGGAAATGCAATTGCTGGGGCTCGAAGAATGAATGAAGAGATCCCCATTGCTCGCGGGACCGATACCTTTGGAGCGTTGCAGCGATTCTTCAATCAGGCCGCAGTAGTTCTTCGCCTGAACAATCCAGCGGCCCGCATGGCGATCTGGGAAGCCTTCAATGCCCGGAGAGCCCTTGCTACGCGGTCTGGAGTAAATGTCGCCCAAGGCCAGACGGTCTTTGAGGAAGGCAGCATGGAGCTGTCTGGACACATGGCAAACGCTCTGATTTCTTGGCGAAACGGCTATACCCGATACGCCCTGAATCGTGGAACTGGAGATCGAATTGGATTGATTGATTCCCTTCGTGTTGCTTTTGGTCCGAATAGGCGACAGATGATGGAAGAGTTCGATGCAGCGGTAGCTCAGCAACTCAGGAATGGAGCATTCAATCATCCGCACGAAGCAGTGAACGAAACGGCAAGGCAGCTGAGGCGGACATTCAACGACATCGACACCGCCGCTCATCTTGCCGGTGTGCGTGGCTTTGTCGGAAGCGCGGTCAACAACTACTTCCCGAGGCTGTGGCGGTGGGATCGAATTTCTCGGCTCGGCACGACTCCAGAAGGAATCAGGGCGCTTGAGGATCTTCTGTTCACTGCTCTTGGAGGAGGAACAGGAACCCGGCAGATCGTCACTGAAGCGGGAGCGGTTGTCGATCTCACCGATGTTCGCGAGGCTTCCCGTGTTCTTGCAAATCGGCTGATCAATCTTGCAAACAACTCCGATCAGGCTCCATTGCTGGACATTGACGATGAGATTGCAAGGGCGATTGAAAACCTTCAAGGACCCGTCTCTCCGACAGGCACATCGCCAACTCCGTTCGGACGCGCCCGTATCCTTATGGATGAAGGAGCTGGGCTTGCTACGCCAACTGACTTGCTGAACATCGGAAGAAGCCACATCAGCTTGGCCGATCTGACCATGACGGACATTCCATCGGTCCTGAAGAAATACTCCGTCTCGGTGTATGGAGCGATCAACGAACGGCGCTTCATCGATTCTTTCAACGAGCAACTGGCTCACTTTGGCATCATGGATGTCAACGGAGCTCCTGTTCAGGTGGACAGCATCGAAGAGATGATCGGAACCATCAACAGGATCGGAAATCTCGATCCAACCATGGGCGGATCCATGAGCGAAGAAGCCACAGCTTCGTTCAGGGAGATCGTGGCTGCTCTTCGTTATGAACCGCTGCATAGGAGCAACAGAGAGCTGGCTGGCCTTGAAAGGTGGGGATCGGCTGGCCTTGGAGTCATGCTTCCTCTGGGATATATGTCAACCGGAGGACTATTCGGATTTGTTGCAGCTTCCGAGACAAGCCGAATCATCGGTACTCTGGGAATGGGTTCGATGATGAGGCAAATGCCAATCCTGAGCGAAATGGTCGGGAACTGGCAGAACATGGATGAAGGAGCTAGAAACTTCTCTGGAATGCTGGACCACTGGTTCCACCCTTCAACGGATCGCTTGAGGCGGGCGCTGATGCAGGACATCTCGAATCAGATGGGCGAAGAGCCGAATCGAGTCCTTCGTGGTCTCAATTCAATGTCAAATTTCTTCTCCGACCTGACGCTCCTTGCTCCAGTCACATCATTCACTCAGCAACTGATGGCGGCGTCCACAATTCAACATCTATACGATGTTTCTCGGGGAACAGCCAGCAGATTGGATGATGCAACCGTTCGGACTCTCGGCCTTGAGCCGGATCAGTACACGGAAATCATTGACTACATCGGGACCAACGCAATCACCAGAAATGGACTGCTGGGCGACCGCGTGGTCGATCTGCGGAACATCAACGATGTCCGAATGGACAATGTCCGGGCATTCCTAGATCGAGCCGTAAGGACCAGAATTCAGGATATGCCCACCCGTGGCGATTTCCATCGAATCGGCTTTACTTGGTATGGACGCCTTCTGACTCAGTTCCGCGCCTTCAATCTGAAGGGCGTGGACAACTTCCTGTTTCAGAACATCACAAGGGCAAAGCGGGGAGGAACGGCTGGACAACTCAGGGTTGCCCGAGAAATCAGCGCAACGATGTTGTTTGCCGGGTTGATCCAGTATGCGAGAAACTATGCAGATGCGCAGAGCCATCGAGCTACTGGGAATGACGATAAAGCCCGAGAAATCGAAGATCGTCTTCTGGGCGTTAGTGGATTTGCCCGAGGAGCGTTTACTGGACCTAGCGAGTTCTTTCTTCCGATCATGGCTGCCGATGCCGCTTGGACCACGGCAGTTGACGATGATCCGTTGTTCTCAGCCTATAGGTACAGCGGCCTGAACTGGTACGGCTTTCCAGCTCAGTCTTTCCTGTCAAAGACATGGGACATCACAAAGGATGTCGCCGGAGCAACAGTTCAGCGGGCGATTGGAAACGAAGACAAGGAACGAGACATCACCAAATCTACGGTTCATAAATTCAGGCTTCTCCTGCCATTCCAGAACTTCCCGGCCATAAAGCATTTCCTCAACATTACTGAAGAGGAGATTGCCGAGGAGTTCAACCTGTTGGACAAGCAGACTCGGAAGCGAACATCGATCTTGGACCGTTGAATCTAAGGAGCTCTAAACCATGCCAAACAGCTATGTCACTTTCACCGGGAACGGGTCCAACCGGACCTTCTCGTTTGCTGGGATCGATGACTACCTCAGCACCGCCTACATCAAGGTCTATATCAACAACCAGCTTGTCGATGCGGCCAACTACACCATTGATGTGAGCGGTGGAAACGAAAATGTCATCTTTACGGTGGAGTATGGGGCTCCTGCTTCCGGAGCGACGGTAAAGATCGCCCGAGAAACCCCAAACACTTCATCAGGGTTCGTCTCCAATATCGTGGACTTTACGGACGGTTCTGTTCTGACTGCCGCAGATCTCGACAAGGGCTTCAAGGGAATGCTGCACATCGTGCAGGAAGCCAACGATACAGGCAGTGGAGCCCTTGGAAAGTCGACAGACGGCCTCAGCTGGGATGCAGGAAGCAAGCGGATTACGAATCTCGCCAACGCCACATCTGCTCAGGATGCAGTCACAAAGTCCCAGCTTGATGCGGCTCAGGTCTACGGAAACGCCCCGATTGTTCCTCAGGCTTGGACCTTTGTTGGAAACGGATCGAGCAGCGACTTCACTTTCTCGCCGGAAGCATTGAACACCGATCCAAATATGTTCATTGTCGAGGTGGGCGGAGTGATCCAGATCCCCACCACCGACTACACGATCTCGGCTTCAAAGATCGGCTTTGTCGCAAGCGGTTCGCCAAACCCCCCAGCAAACGGAGTGGGGATCCGCGTCCGAAACTTCGGAGTCTCTCGCAGCGTTCTCTCCGTGCTGCCGAATGAATCGGTAACAAACCAGTATCTGGCGGCCAATGCCGTCGCCACGACAAACATCCAGACCAACGCAGTTACAGCCGACAAGCTGGCAGACAGCGCGGTTGATTCAGCCTCTATTCAGGCTGGAGCAGTGACGGCGGGCAAGATTGCTTCAAACGCGATCTCGACTGCCATGATTCAGGATCTACAGGTCACGACGGCGAAGCTGGCGAACAATGCGGTAACCAACGATAAGCTTGGACCCCTTGCGGTGACGAATGCCACTCTCGGGGACAATGCCGTAAGTGGGGACAAGATCGCCACTAATGCCATCAGCTACAGCAACATGAATAAGGCTACGGTGGGGACTCTATTTACAGGCTCCGCTGGGTTTGCCCGGTTCCTGAAGATTGGGCCTGATGGAGCCCTAAGCATCGACGCCCTGACCAACATTCCTGTTGGAACTCCGACTCAGGATGTGAATTTCCAGAGTAATACGGGAAGCAATGGATATGGAATCACTGGGCTGAAGAACCCGACAAATGCCTACGACGCAGTCAATAAGTCGTTCATGGAGGACGGAATTCGGGGCAATCGATGCCTTCTCCGCATCTCGGGTCTTTATGGAACGAGTGCGGCAACCCTAGATGGTCATGGAACTGGATCCTTTTCGGTTTTTTCGTTCTCGGATGGAGGAACGACTAGGTACGGAATCCGACCGACCACTGGAACATGGTGTGGAATGTTCTTTGTCTTTACCGCAACAGGACTTTCGTTCTACGAGCCGGTATTCAGCTTCAGCAGCGCGACCAATCTGTCTACTTTCTACTCATCCAGAGCTTTCCATTCCCTGACTGTGGCGTCGACTACTGGAACCCCTGCCGCATACTCCTATTTCATCGGGTTCCGTACCGCATAAGGATCAAGCCATGCCGAACCTACTCAGTCCCGACATGACTGTTTCTGCATTCAATGAGCAGCAAATGCCCATCGGAGCGATCATTGTCTACACCGGATCCCCAAATCCTCCCAAGGGCTGGTTGTTCTGCAACGGAGCTTCTTACAGCCAGCTGACCTATGCCGCGCTGTTTGCAGTGATCGGAACGACCTTTGGAGGATCTGGCGGTAACTTCAATGTCCCGACGATCTCCGACCTCAGCGGAAACGCCCGTCTTAAGTACATGATCAAGGCGCTGAGGTACGACCCATGAATGAGGAAGTTCTCATTGCCTTGGGTAGGCTTGAAGGTAAAGTCGATGCGATGATGACATCGCTGCGGATGCAAGAACAAGAGCTCAAGATCCTTGAAGGCCGAATCAGGGAGCTGGAGCAGAGTCGGGCTTGGATGCTCGGTGTGGCAGCCGTCATTTCTGTTATCGCTGGTTTCATTGTCAAAATCATCCCCATCAAAGGCTAAACATGGAAGCAATCAATCTCTACAGCGGAAGCGCCACGGCGGGAGCCAAGACAGCTGTGTTCGTCCCCAACTTGCAAAAAGACTCCCTCAATCGCAACAACACTGGCCATGTTCAGATGGTTGTCACCAGTGGAGTTGAAACTCCTGCGGTCAAGATTGAAGGAAGCAGTGATGGGACCAACTGGATCGATGTGGCCACTGGAGTCAACACGACTACCGGATTCCACATTGCCGTGTTTCCATACATCCGGGCCAATGTCACTACTGCGGGAACCAGCACAAACATCGCGGTCTACCTAATTCTCTAAAGGAGCGTTGAATGTCGCGTCTCTCTGCCCCACTCAACCTTCTTGGTCCTATTGCGGGCCCGGAATACAGCCCAGAAAGCTCGACAAGGCTTTTTAGCGACTTCTATTCTGCGAATTCAGATTGGAAGTTTCAGAAGATCACTGCCGCAACTTCTGCTGCTTTTTCCGATCCAACATATAGACCTTTTTACGGAGTCAATCCAAACTTTGGCGGGACGGTCGAAATAACAGGAACATCCGGAATGCTTGCTGGATGTCGCGCTCGGATTTGCGACAGCCTGACAACCGAGACGCTTTCGCTAGCTGCCGGTGTGGCGGAAATGGACTTTACTATTCGCCTCAAGTGGGATCGAGCCGCCACGGCAGGATGCATTCCTTGGATTGGTTTTTTCTCGACTACAACTGCATCGACTTCTGTCTTGGTCCCATCTTACGGAATTGGATTTAGAGCTACGGGTACTGCTGATACATGGACAGCTTTTTCCTCCGCTAATTCATTTCTTGGAGAAGGCTTGGTCGCTCCCGGAGTTGTAAATTCAAGTTGGAACACCTTGAATGTTTACATCAATAAAGCAGCTGATTTGGCAATCTGGAATGTGAATGGAGTAGAGATTCTCCGTTCAACTTTAAGTCTGCCAAGCATTACAAACGGACAAAGTACGGCAGCTAATTGCTTTTCAGTCGGCGCTGAGATTCAAACCACGGCAACATTGACTGGAGCAAAAACGCTTACCATCGACTTCATGCGATTCCGATATTTCCACAACAGGAGTTGAGATGGTTTCGCCACTACTTACTAGTAAGAATGCGGCTTTCTACCCATTCGATGAACGAGAGTTTGATCCGTTGTCTTGTGTCCGTCTCTACTGCGATGGAATGCTTCCTGAAGATCAAAATACCTCAATGGTCGCTTCAGGAGCAGCGCGAAGTGGGAATATGCTGATCACGATTCCGTATACGGAAGGCGTCAATGGAGACCGTTCAGCTCCGGTCACACGCATCAATTCCTACGGGCCAAGCAGTTCTGGATATATCCGGATTCAGACAAAAAACAATGTCTCACCGGTAAGTCGATCTTGGATTTCAGACAGATTCCTTCCAAGCAACGGCCAGCTTTATCTCGGTATGTTCGAGATGGACACTACGACTAGGGTTCGATACAACCGGAATGGAAATACGGGATCAATTACGGTTTCTCCGCGAGTTGGTTGGCATCCGGGCCATGTAGATAATGTTCTGAACAGTGCTGAAGGACTGACCGAAAATGCGTCTTTTGTGGTCTTGAACAGCGAGACTACTTGGTTTGCGCATACCTCTACAGTCAAGACCGGAACTGAAGTTTACAATCGCGTGAACAGTAACATTAACTGCAACGAATGGCACACTTTGAGAGTTTGGTCTTCTGAAGGCGGAAAAAGAATCGTGTATTCGATTGATGGAAATGTGATTCACATCGAGGAAAACGATCTTTACATTCCAAACAACTCAACCATTGTTTCTCTGGGATCTGGATTGCAAGGGGGCCTTACTCTTCGGGCTGCCCAAACACTTACTAACCATCCATACATTGATGTAGAGTGGGTACTGATCCGCATCTTTATGAAGCGTTAGGAGAAAACAATGGACGAAATCCTGAAAAAGCTTCATGAAGGCGTCGGTAAAGCCTTGCTGGAACGGATTCAATCCGGAGAGGCAAATGCGGCCGATCTCAATGTCGCCCGTCAGTTCCTGAAGGACAACGGGATCGATGGATCCATCAAGAACAGCGAACCCCTGCTCAACCTCGCCAAGGTCATGCCGTTTGATCCAGACGAGGAGGAGGCCGCATGAGCGAGGCTCAGGACAAGCTCAAGGATTTCCGCAACTTCGTCTGTCTTGCGTGGGATCACCTTGGGCTTCCTGAGCCTACTCCCGTGCAGCTGGACATCGCCAGATATCTACAGAAGGGTCCCCGTAGGCGCGTCATCGAGGCGTTCCGTGGGGTGGGAAAGAGCTGGCTGACCAGCGCCTATGTAGTCTGGCGTCTTCTGCATGATCCCAGTCTCAATGTTCTGGTGGTGTCTGCATCGAAGCAGCGGGCAGATGACTTCAGCACATTCACCCTGAGGCTGATCCATGAGATCCCATTCTGCCAGCATCTGAAGCCTAGGGACAACCAGAGGAACAGCAAGATCGCCTTTGATGTCGGTCCTGCACCGCCAAGTCAGGCTCCAAGCGTCGTATCAAAGGGAATCACCAGCCAAATCACGGGAAGCCGTGGCGACCTGATCATTGCCGACGATGTGGAGTCTCTGAACAACTCGGCTACTGCCGTCATGCGGGACAAGCTGCTGGCAAGCACTGCCGAGTTCGAGGCAGTCCTGAAGCCGGGTGGAGAGATCATCTACCTAGGGACTCCGCAGACGGAGCAGAGCATCTACCACGGGTTAACGGAGAAGGGATATGAGATCCGAGTATGGCCAGCTAGGTTCCCAGAGGAACGACTCAGGGTCGCCTTTGGAGACCGTTTGGCTCCGATGCTGCGGACTGGAAAGCCGGGAGATCCTACTGATCCCAAGCGTTTCGACGCCATGGATCTGATGGAACGCGAAGCCTCGTATGGACGAACTGGCTTTGCCCTTCAGTTCATGCTGGACTCGACCCTCAGCGATGCCGACAGATATCCACTGAAGATCAACGATCTGATCGTGTTTGGATTGAACACCGAGAATGCCCCGGAGAAGCCGATCTGGGCGATGAATCCAAACAACATCGTCAAGGATGTCCCGTGCGTCGGGTTCAACGGAGACCGCTTCTACGCCCCCATGGAGATCCAAGGCAAGTGGATTCCATATGAGGGTGGCATCATGGCAATCGATCCAGCGGGTCGTGGAGGCGATGAGACCTCGTATTGCGTGGTCAAGATGCTGAATGGCTTCCTGTATGTGACGGCCTGTGGCGGTCTTGCCGGAGGGTACGGCGAGGATGTGATGAGGAAGCTGACCAAGATCGCCAAGGACAACAAGGTCAATCTGATCCTGATTGAGTCCAACTTTGGCGACGGTATGTTCACGGAGCTCCTGAAGCCCTACTTGATGAAGGACTACCCCTGCACCACGGAAGAGGTCAGGCACAACATCCAGAAAGAACGGCGGATCATCGACACTCTGGAACCCGTAATGTGCCAGCATCGGCTGGTTCTCGACATCGGGGTCATCAGAAACGATTACGAATCCACCAAATCATATACCAGCGAGAAGGCACTTCAATTTTCACTTATCTGGCAGCTCAGTCGGATTAGCAGGGCCAAGGGATCCCTAGCTCACGATGACCGGCTTGATGCCTTGAGCATGGCCGTGGGATTCTGGGCCGACAAGATGGCTCAGGATGCAGACCGAAAGATGGCCCAGCACCGGGAGCATATGCTCGATGTGGAGCTGGAGCGATTTATGGAACACGCTGTCGGCTATAAGCCCAAGGGGGATATATGGATGTAGATGACTCCGATGACATCCAGATCCTCGCAGCCTCCGCCATCCTGCTGTACGAAGACTACCTACGAGATTCCGGAAACATCAAGTCGGCAATTCCTCTTGCAAGGGTTATGAGGATGCTCAAAGAAGCGGTCGATCCTGAAATCTTGGAAATGTGCAAGGAGTTCAAATGCCAAGCCCCTGCAAAAACAAGAAACTGAATGTCCCATTCAAGACCCCCGGAGGACCAAAGAAGTCAGCCGTGTGCGTCAAGGATGGAGACAAGAACAAGATCGTTCGGTTCGGAGATCCCAACATGACGATCAAGAAGCACATCCCGGGTCGAAGGAAGAACTTCCGAGCACGACACAACTGCGACAACCCCGGTCCAAAGACAAAAGCCCGATACTGGTCCTGCAAGGCTTGGTGACATATGCCCCGCAAAGAACCCCGAGACTACAAGAAGGAATACCGCGAGTACCACGGAACTCCGGAGCAGCGAGAGCACCGGGCCAATCGAAACAAGGCCCGCCGCATGATGATCAAGGAAGGAAAGGTGCGAAAGGGAGACGGACAGGAAGTGGATCACAAGGACGGAAACCCAAAGAACAACAGCAGACGAAACCTTCAGATCCTGTCTAGGCGTCAGAACCGGAAGAAAGGCAACTGATGCATCTGCTGTTCAACAGCTACAAGATTCCCATTGTTGTCAAGAAGATGGAAGAAGGAGACTTTGGGGAGTTCTTCTTCTTTCCTTATCCAGAAATCCAGATCAGTACTGGGTTAAAGGAAGAAGTACAAACCAGTACCATCCTCCATGAGGTTCTGGAGATGATCTCTGAGATCTATGGCCTCAGTCTGGATGAGTCTCAGATCCGTACCCTTGAGGTCTCCCTGATGGCTGTCTTCTTCCAGAATCCTTGGTTTGTCGAGCGTCTTCGCCAAGGGCCGGAAAAAGCCATTACAGACCTTGGAGACTGGCCCCCTAGTCAGACCCTGCCAGACAGTCCGGAAGCCTTGTAGGCCCTTCTAGGGCCATTGGAAGACACGCCATGCCGTTCAAGTCCAAAGCGCAGCAGCGGTTCATGTTCGCCCAGCATCCCGATGTGGCCAAGCGGTGGGCCAAGAAGACTTCAAACATGGCACGGCTTCCCGAGAAGATGAAGATCAAGAAGAAGAAGTAGAAGCTTAAGTTCCAAATGTCAGAAGAAAAAATCTGAGAGGGTTTGATATAAACCCAAGCCCGCGCAGCCCCCCGTGGGGGCGGTCGCGTGAAACCAATTTGTCAACGGGGCGGGGCAGTTTTTTGGCTGATTCGCGCATGGCGAGCTGGTTATCGGACCTAGGGCCGGGGAGAGCGTTATCGGATCCAGTGTGGGCATCGGGGAATGTCTCGCCCTCCCCGTTTGTTATCGGACCTACCCTAGGCGGAAATAATTTCACCGGAATTCCGTGCAAGGTACTTGCATGATCCTAGATCGGCTGTATCTTGTGTCTGTCGCCAAGGCAATTCCGCCAAGGGACGCAAACCGGGTCCAATTGTTGGACCGAAAGGACTGTAGAGAACAATGAAGACGGATACCAAGAACACTCCCAAGAACCCGCTCGCGAATCTCGACAGCAGCGACTTGAAGATTGTGTCGGCCATGGTGGCCGCGAACACGAAGGCGACGAAGGCGTCGGAGGCCCTGACCCTTGCCATTGGAACGGCGTACAACGCCGGACTCCACACCAAGGCCGGCTACACCAACTTCGGGCACTGGTTCGTGGAGGCGATGGCTGCCAAGGGAACCTCCGTCGGCAAGTCCCGCGCCTACAACGCGGTGAAGATCACCGACCTGCGGAACGCCAGCCCGAAGGCTGCCGACCTCTCCGACACCGTGTGTCTGCGCATTGCCGAGATGGCTCCCGCGGGGGACGCCGAGGCGACCGACGCGCTCGTCGCGGAAGTGATCGGGGCGGGCGGCACGGTGGAGGCGGTGAAGACCGTCGCGGGTGGCGATGGGAAGAAGACCGACCCCGCCGACGCGCTGGCCGAGATGCTCTCGGAGCGCCTCTGGAAGATCTGCAAGGGCGATGTCCTTGCCGCCGAGGCGATCGTGGGGCTCGCGATGTCCACCTACAAGGCGAAGTGTATCGCACAGACGAAGTAACCGAGTCCAACAATTGGACTGACAACGAACCCCGAGACTCGCGCAAGCGGGTCTCGGGGTTTCTTCATGCCCGCGCGAAGCGCGGGATAGTTCTTGTGATAGGGAGTGATAGCCCGCCCTGCGTTGGAGACCGGTCATCAACTGAATTGAATTTGGTCGTGGGTCTGAATTTCAATCCCTAATCGTTTCTGATAGTTCCGTGCTCCCTAATCGACAAGACTCCCTAATCCTCAATCGATTTGGAAGACGATTTCAGTCCAACAATTGGACTGGCATTGCCGAAGGCATTGCATTCCCCAGTAGATACCTAGGGTATACCTAGTACTAGAGATAATAGAGACTAGAAGAAAGATACCTAGGTATACCCCGAGTATC